ATGAAAAATAATAAGAAACAACCTGACGTGTACGTGCCTACGCGCGAAGAGTTCGATGAGTTTTGTGCTCGTGGAATGAAGTTGGATGATAAGGAATGGATTGATGCCATTTGGAATCTTGTATCAAAAGCAGGATGGAAAAAGAAAAATGGCGAAGCTCCTAATCATTGGCACTCACTTGTGTCTGCGTATAATGGTGTGTTGATTGCAAAGAGAGGAAGAAAACCTCGTTTACGAGTAGAAAAGAAAGTTTCTCAGCATGAAAAGACAATCATTAATGAGATTGAAGACGAGTTCCCTGATAATGGTCTTCATTATGTAGCATATACTGATGGTTCTTGTGACAACTTATCTCAAACTAAGGCTGGTGGTGCGGCATACATCATTCTCAAAGATGGGGAAATTTTAAAGATGAAGAATCATGGTCAACTGAACACGTCAAATAATAGAATGGAGTTGTTGGCGATTATTAGTGCTGTGAACGCTTGCCCTAATGGTGCATACGTGGATATTTATACAGATAGCCAGTATTGTATCTTGGTGCTCTCCAAGTCATATAAGCCAAAGAAAAATCCTGACCTCTATGAGTCGTACAAGAAATGCTCTGCTCATTTGGCAGGAGTTCGTTTTCACTGGGTGAAAGGTCACAATGGTGACAAGTACAACGAAATGGTTGATAACTTGGCTTATGGCGCATATTGCGACATTTGTGAACAATATAACATCGAGAAATCGAAAAGACATTAAAATTTTGGCTTATGGAACTGGAAATGTTGATTAGAAGTGCCCTGAGTGATGCCCAGTGGTTAATTGCTAAGGGTGGAACGGATAGGGCAGAAGTCCTGAATCGTGTGCTGGGTAATATTGATAATGTCCTGAAGGAACTGGATGGGGCTGACCTTATTGACCTCAACAAGGTATGGCATCAGGCGAAAGATGTTATGCCGCTAAGCATTTATGGTGGTAATCATGCAGACTTTCTGTGTGTGCATCAGTTCAAGACTAATTCTCATCCTCATCTTACTTACGAAGATAACTTCCATGAGTTTGAAGAGTATCTTAAAGCGAGTCCGAATGATTGGTGGTGTGTAACTTGGGATTTGTTGAAGAAGGAACATCGTGAACTTTATTGGAGATAGATATATTAATTTAATTATTTTGTTTATGGATGATTTTAAAGAAAGAATGTGCCAAGAGCACAATGAGTTGAGAGAACGTTTAGGCAAACTTAATGTAGCCTTGTGTATGGATGGTTTCCGTGAGAAAGTTGGTGACTATCAGTTTAAATTAATGAAGGAGCAAGCATTGGGTATGGAGAAGTACTTTATTGCTTTGACTGCACGTATGAAGGATATGGGTTTATTTCCTGATGACGAAGGAACGTCATGTGCTTGCACTGGAATGGGTATCGGTGGGGCTGTTAATGCTCTGAAATTAGGTTTTGCGGTTAGACGTAAGGGCTGGAATGGAAAGGGTATGTTTGCAGTTAAGCAAGTTCCTTCTCATGTTGGTGCTGATGTTATCCCTAATATGCAGTCTCTTCCTCAGGCGGTCAAGGACATCTTGATGAATCGTGAGAATCCTTGCATTAACTATAACAACCAGTTGCTTCTCGTTCAGAAGTCTGGTGTTGCAGATTCTTGGACAGCATCATCTAGTGATGTTCTTGCAGACGATTGGGAAATTGCCAATGACTAGTTCTTCTGCTGAATACTACAGAACGCACCCAGCAGCTAGGGAGCGGAAGAAGAAATATGATACTCGCTTCGAGTCTTCTCCTGCTCAGAAGGCTAAGCGTAGGGAATTGGCTCGTCATAACGCTGTCCACGATAAAAAGTATGGGGCAGCTTCACGCAAGGGTATGGATGCCAGCCACACGAAATCAGGAATCAGGTATAAGCCATCATCGGTGAATCGTGGTTCCAAGACGGATATGGCTGGTGATAGAAGAGCGAGAGGTGGTCGCAGATAGTGAATACGATAAAAGGAAGTCAATGATGGCTCCCTTTTTCTTATCTGAATAAATCTCTAATATCACAATCTATAGCGTCTGCTACTCTTGTAAGGTAGCTGACGGTTGGGTTTCCGCTGAGGGCAGCAGATAGAGTACCTTTAGTGATTCCCATCTTGCTGGCTACTTCCTCAATGGTCATGCCCTTCTCCTTGATAACTTCTTTTGCCTTTAGGGTTGACATTTTAATTCGCTTAACCGTGATGCGTAGGGCTTAATATTGTTAATAAGTAACTCCGTAGCCTTCGTTGTTGTCGTACTTAGCGAGCGTACAACCGCCACAATTATAGTAATAAGTGATACCGTCTTTCTCTTCGGTGTAATCACCATGTTCCATACGCTCGTTCATGTAGTTGTCGAACTCACCGAATGAAACATTTGCCTGACCTCTGTCGTTAAAATCTAATGCTGTCATAATGAAATGCTTTAACCGTGTTAGCGAGGGCTTACTATTTTTATTCTTTCTGCTGCAAAGATACGTAAAAGTTTGGATATAATCAAACGCTTTCTTGTTTTTAACATGAATCTAACACATTTGTGTCGAAATATAACAAAAAAAATAGGGAGTGCTCACGCATTCCCTATTTCGTTATCCTAACAATCTTAAAACCTATAAACCAAAAACCTATGAAAAAAACAAACGTTCTTCTTATGAATTATATTTTATCCTTCCTCTTCTGACATTTGTCTCAACTTCTCGGTGAGGGCGTTGTGAACCTCACGCTTATCGTCAAGAGTGACGGTCTGTAGCTTAGGGCAGTTAAACTCTAGTATCTTGATGAAAGTTGATACCTTGTCCTTCGGCTCACACTTATACCATGCAGCCATGAAGTCTTCCCAAGCCTCTCTAGAAAAGTCGGCACACAGCTCACGAAACTCCTTTGTGATAGGAGACTCGTACCCTTTCTGCTTACCTCCAGTCTTTGCCCGACCTTTCTCGAACTGACCTTTTGTATTTCTATCTGCTGCCATTGTCTTAACTATTTTGGTGCAAAGATAGTAATTTGTTGGCAAACGGAAACTTTATCCGTTAACTTACCACCTAAATAAACGGATAAAATACGAATCTAGGATGGTATCTGTATCTTTGTACCATTATTAATAATTAAATTTTCATATATATGATAGGTGCATTAATAGGTGCTGGGCTTGGGCTTGCAAGCAGTATTGCTGGCGGTATAGCTAACCGCAAGGCGAGACGTAAGCAGGAGCAGATGATTGCCCAGCAACAGAGAGAAAATCAGGCATGGTATGACAGAACATACAATGCCGACCCGACCAAGCGTGCTGATACGGTTCGCTTGCTCACACAGATGCAGGAGCAGATTAAGAACCGCAACAAGGCTGCCAAGGGTAGACAAGCGGTAATGGGTGGTACAGACGATTCTACTACTGCGGTAAAGGAGGCGAACAACAAGACTCTTGCTGATACTACCTCACAGATTGTAGCTGCAAATGATGCCCGAAAGGATAACATCGAACAGCAGTATATGAACAGAAAGAACCAGTTGCAGAACCAACAGATGGGCATGGAAGCTGAGAAGGCTGCTGATACTGCCAATGCGGTGGCAGGTGTGGCTGGTACTGCTGCCAATATCGCTGCAACGCTTGATAGTGGTGCTGGTAAGAGTAAGGTGGCTCGTCCTGACGTGGTACAGCCTACCGATGTAGATATGGCTAAGTTGGATGCCAAGGTGGGTGCGGCTCCTACCCAGCAGCAAGTAGCAAATGACTTGAATAATATGATTGGTGATAATGCGCCAAAGAAGATTAAAGCATAGACTATGAAAGCATCAGATATGTTACGAAACAACAATGGCTTGAAGACTACACAGAGTGTTATCAACAAGCAGCAGAGTGGGTTGGATGCCGCACAGAAGGTGGCACAGACTCAGGTTCCAGTCTTCACTCAGCAGCAACTTGATGCGGCTGTAAAGAAGGTTGACCAGATGAATGCTGCTACTCCTCAGAATGAAACACCTACGATGAAGGCGGCTAAAGAGAAGACTATTGCTACTCAACAAGCCATCGCCAATGGGGTAGATGTAAATCAGAGTGCTCCTAATGATGAGGAGGATAAACCATCCGTACCCATCGTGAAGAAGGAGGAGTCGAAACCTCTGCCTAAGCAGTTGTCTTATGCTGATATGTATAAGATGCTGAATCCTGAACTGAATGAGACTGCCGAGCAGAGGGCGAACAGAGAGAAGAAGGAGCGTACCAAGGCTCGTATCGCTGCTCTGGGTGATGGTCTCCGTGCGCTATCCAATATCTACTTTGCTACCAAAGGTGCAAAGGTGGTACACAATCCTGAGTCGGATATGACTAAGGCGGTGAATAAACGCAAGGCTTATATGGATGCTCAGAGAGAGAAGAATCGGGCATCATGGCTGGCTGGGTATCAGAGGGCACTCGCTCTTGATGAGGAAGCTCGGAAGAATAACCTGACTCTTGCTGAGCAGATGAGGTATCACGATATGCAGAACGAAATCAACAAGGTGAAGAATGACCAAGGGCAACAGAGAATTGACCAAGGTAACAGAAGACTTGACCTTAGTGAGTTGAAATATACCAATGATGCCGAGTATAAAGATAATCAGTTGAAGATTAAGAAGATGCTTGCTGATGGTCAGATTAGTCATTGGGCTGCTCAGGATGCACTTGCTAGACTGCGAGAAGGACGAATTTCTAATAAGGCTCAGAAATCTTCGGGCGGCAACAAAACTACTGCTGGATATTGGTATGAGTATTACGACATGATGGACACTCCTGAGGGGCAGAAGAAGATTAATGAACTTAAAAGAAAGTTGAGAATCAAGAATGTTACTCAAACTAACGTGAGATACATCATGGATAGATTGAAAGGAAGAAGTAGTTCTGCTGGAGGTGGTAAATCATCTGGTGGCGGCAAGCATACAACACATAAGGCTGGCGGTTCTTCGGCTGGTGGCAAGAAGAAGACTGGCGTAAAATGGTAACAGAATTGGTAACAAGAATTTGGTAACAAACAAATATATATATCATGGCAGAAAGACCATTATACACTTTATACAAGAATCTGAAAGCACAAAACTATGATGTGCCTGATGATTACAATAAGTTTGAGAGTGCTCTGACAAGAGACGGAAAGGGCGGTGCGGATAACAGACATGCTATCTATGAGAACTTGAAGGCTCAGAACTTTGATGTTCCATCAACTTATGAGCGTTTTTACTCTGCACTCTTTGAACCTCGTAGTAAGACTTCATCTAGAGCGAAGGGCGGTAGTGTTCCTATGAGTGCTGCTGACCGTGCTCGTTTCTCTGCTGGGGCAGCAGCTATCTCGGCTAGTGCTCAGCAGACAATGAACAATGCTGGCAGATACAACAGACTGAAACAGCGCAAGCAGAAACAGCAGAAGGGTTTTGGTCGTGTGAATTTGGGTACAAACAAGACTCCTTATGGTGGTGATGCAAACAATGTGGTGAAGGATGATTTTGCTTACAATCCTGAGACTGGCAAGACTGGCGCATACGTTACCTCGGACAATGAGAATGTTTATTCTCTTCCTGAAGCTGAGCAGATGCAAGCTATTCTTGACAAGCAGAACGATGCCTATCAGGTTGCGGTAGATACTGGCGAGATTCCATCTGCCTTTGATGTTCGTGACAAGAATGGTAACTATGACTTGCAGGAGAACATCGGCAAGAATGGAATCTACCTTACTGAGGAGGGTGCTCAAAAGCAGTTTGACAAGAAACTGGCTGATGCCTATGCCCGAAAGAAGGAGATTGAAGCTCTTATCGCTGAGGATAATCGTCAACACGGAAATCCTTTGCTCTCTTATGGTGCTAGTATCGGTGCAAGTAACGGAAGAACTGCTGAGCAGAGTGACTATAGAAATAAGTTGGCAACCTCTCTTTCTTTGGTTACTGAGCAGATTGGTGCGCTTGAAGCGGTTAAACAATATCCTACAAGTAGCTGGGGTGAGGATGCCTTGAAGGCTCTTGACAATACTGCATTTACTGCAAAAACATGGGATTTCGGTCTGACTGACTTCGCTATCATGGGGCAGATGGAGCGTATCAAGACAAAGATGGATAACAATATTCCTCTCTCTGGTTCTGATAAGATGCTCCTGAAGAGTAAACTTGGTGCGGATGCTGCTACGGCTCTCGAAGATGAGAAGATGGGTAACGTCTATCGTTGGACGAAAATTGCAGGGCAGAGTCTCCCATTTATGGCTGACTTCTTCCTGACTGGCGGTTATGGTGGTATTACCAAGGGCATCAGTCGTGGAGCCTTGAAATTTGCTGCTAAACGTGGTATGGGAAAGGTGAGTGCTGCCATCTTGAAGAATACTGGCATCGTGGCTGGCGATGTAATCGGTTCGTATGCGATGGCTGGAACTGAGCAAGCGTTGAAGACTGGTGCTGACATCATGCAGCGACATCTTGGTAATCTGTATCAGGATGAGAAGGGTGATTATAAGTTTGGTACTTTCGATGAGAATGGAAATCTTCTGCATGAGGGTGGTGAGTCTATTGGTACTGCTCTCTATAAGGGTCTGACCTCTGCCATGGTGGAGAACTATACCGAGAGGTTGTTTGGTCACAACTATGGTGTCAAGAAGGGTGCTATCGCTGCTATGGAAAAGCATGGGATGAATGGTACTGCCCAGTTCTTCAAGAATATCGGCAAGAGTGGATGGTATACCAATTCCAAGAAGTGGATGGAGAAGTTCGGCATCAATGGTTTTGGTGAGGAAGTGATGGAGGAGGAGATTGGTATTCCTCTTCATGCACTGCTGGATGGCGATAATAAATTCTCTGACCTTGGTGATGTTAAACAGCAACTTGACATCATCGGTGGTATGGCTATCTCTGTTGGTTCCATGTATGCGATGGGTGCTGGCTCTCGACCAGTCAAGGGCATCTATAATCGTGCTCAGTACTACAGATTCCGTAACAAGGTGAACGTTGCTGATAGTGATGCACAGAACCTTATGGGCGATAATTGGGCAGACATCAAGGATAAGATAGACAACGCAACCAACGAGCAGATGGGTAGTGTGCTGGCTGATATTCTCAGACAGAGAGATACCATGACCAAGGAGCAGATTAATGCTGCTGTTAACTATGGTGTAAACCTGATGAAGATGCGTGGCTACAATATTGCCAAGACTGCTGAAATGAATGCCAAGGAGATTACCAACGAACTAACAACACCTGAGGAGCAGCATCAGGCAGATATTGACAACGCTTATTCTGAGGGGCATGATGCTGATGATGCAGATAAGCATGATATTCAGATTCTGCAGGAAGACCAGATGAAGACTCTTGCAGCAGCATTGGGTATCTCTGAGCAGCAGTTATCAGCCATGAGCGATGAGGAACTGGAATCCCTGACTGGGCAGGATGATAAACTTGACCAAGCTATCTATGATTACCAGTTGTCTTCTGCCCGATACCAAGGTGTTGTTGATGATGCCCAAGATAAGGTCGACCTCGCTGCACATCAGGCAGAACAGAGAGTGGATATGTATACAGACCAAAGTCGTGGCTCCGTTCGTAACGCTACTATCAAAGCATCAGGCGGCTTGGAAGACTATGGTGTATATATTATCAGTAGTAATATTGCTACTCATGATGATGGCTCCATTGATGTAAGCAATAGCGATGATATGATTCTCTATTATGACCCGACAACCAATAGCGTTGAACATGCTGATGCGTTGATGTTCGCTGAACTGGGTGAAGAACTCCCTGCTGATGATGTGAAGGCTCAGGCGGTATCTGATTCTAAAGAGAATGCTATCAAGGAAGTGGCTGGCATCATTGATGGAACCGTTGAAGTTGGCTCCCAGTTCAATGTGACTGATACTGATGGTACAGAACATACCTATGAGGTGTTGGCTGACTATGGTGATGGTACTGCTGCTATCTCTATAGATGGTAACGTGGTGGAGAATCCTTATTCGCTTGCAGACTTGCAGCAGATGAAAGACTTGGAAGACCAGAAAAGACTGGAAGCTGCCAAGGCTGAGCGTGAACAGATGGAGAAAGAACGTGCTGCCCAGCAGAATCAGGAGACAGAAGAGACTCAACCTTCGTTTGACTTCAATCAGATTCTCAATGATGATGGAAATGTTGTACTCGTTGATGTACTGGGTAAGGATGGTAATACTAAATACCCTGACTCTAAGTTATTTCTTATTCGTGATACTGGTGCAAAGGCTAAGGTGGTAGAGTTGAAGAGTGATGGCACAATCGTTCCTCATGCTGTGAACAAAGAAGATGTGGCTACAATCTCTTCTATGTCGCTTGATGAATACAAACAAGCTATGGCTGAATCCTCGATGATAGAGGATAATAGTGGAGAGAATAGAGGTGAGATAGAGGTGGAGACTCCGACAATAGAGGGCGAGACTGCTGCTCCTGCTGAGGAGACTCCTGCAACAGAACAGACTCCTGTTGCTCCTGCCATTACCCTTGAAGATGGAACCATCGTGCCTATGCTGGAGGATGGCAATCCTGACTTCTCGAAGCTGACAGCCGCACAGACTGCTGAGTTGTATGATACTCAGTTCGGTGAGGATGCAGATAGTATCGTATCTGGATATGTGTCTGATGCAAAGAAGGCACTTGACAAGGCTAGCAACATGACCGTGAAGGGTAAGACTTTCGTGGAACAGAAGGCTGCTAAGGATGACAAGGAGAAGGCTATTGCTGATGCTCAGGCGGCTTATGATTCTGCTATCGCTATTCGTGATGCTTACAACGAGCGACAACTGGCTAAGGTGGAAGATACTGCTGAGGGTAGAAAGGAACTCATTGAGAAGGCAAGAAGAAAGTTCGCTCGCTTGAAGAGTGCTGTTAAGAATGATGCTGAGGCTGTATCACAACTCTACCGAGAAACTATCGGTTCTCTCCTTCATCGTCTGTATGATAGTACTGGTATTGACGTGACTGATACAACTCCGCCTACTGCAGAGGAGTATGTGGCTAGCAACCTCGGTGCTCATTCTCTCAACTATGAGGGAACAGAGACAAGCAAGGGTGTTAAGCAGGAGACTGGATTGAGCAGAGAAGACTTTGCCAAGACTCAGTTGCTCGCTGCTGATGGCAAGGGAACTACTATTGATGCGCTCGTTCATAGCTTGTGGGAGAATCGTCCATCAAATCTTGAATCACTCGACACTCAGGATATTCGTAACGTACTTATTGGTGTACTCAATAGCGGTTTCAAGGCATCGGAAGCAAGGAATTTTGTTGAAAATATTCGCATTGCTCAGGCAGAGAATATACTTGAAGAGCAGAAACGTGCTCAGGAGAATGCAGCCTATGCTGAGCAGCACAAGGCTGAGCCAGAGGCCGAGTTGAAGGCGAAGTCGGATGAAAAGGCTGAGTTGAAGGCGAAGTCAGAGGCGAAATTGGATAATGAATCGGATAATAAATCTAATGATTTGTCTAATGAATCGGATAATGAGAAGATAAATGACAATATAAATGATAATATAAATGTTCCTGAGGATGCTACTGATGAGAATCCTTTAGTCGCACAGCGTGATGAATCAGACCTTCCTTTCTCTGCTAAGGAGAATGGCAAGCAACAGACAACTGCCGAGCGTGCTGCTGACGTAGAGAAGAATAAGGTGGATGATATGAAGGTCGTTGACAACATCGTGGGCGAGAAGACTCGCAAGGCTTTCGAGAGACTGGCTAAGATGATGGGTGCTAACATTCAATGGCAGTACTCTGACAAGTTGGGCAACGGCTGGATTCAGGAGACTACGGATGCCGATGGCAACGTTCATCGTACCATCTTCATCACTCTTGACTCTTCTATCACGGAAGGTGCTCAGTTTATCTTCGGTCACGAAATGACCCACCAAATCAAGAACCTGAACCCTGCTGCATACAATGAGTTGACTCAGCTTGTGCTTGATACCTATGGCTCTGATGCCTTCGACAAGGCGGTGGATGAGACCATGCAGAGATATTCTGATGCTGGATTCTCTGGACGTGCTAGAGATTACTATGCTGAGGAGGTTGTTGCTGATTCGGTAGGTGAAATGATTCGTGATTTGAACCTTGCTCACACTCTCGCTATGAAGATGTCTCATCCTCTGCTCGCTGCTATCCATGAGATATTGCAGAAGATTAAGTTGGCATTCTTTGGTACTGAGTATAACGATGTGACCAAGAACATCATCCGCTCCATCGAACAAGCCTACGTGAAGACTGCCAATGGTCAGGTGACAAACTCCGAGACTGGCGAAGATGTTTCATTCTCTCTCCGTCAAAAGCCTGAACCTAAGAAGAAGGGTGTTGGCTACAAGGTGTTCGTGTTGAAGGATGGCAAACTCTATCCGCCTATGGTAGCGAACCCTGATGGTGCTGCTACCCCAGTTGGTGTATGGCTCGATGCTGATGCGGCTCCTATTGCAGGAGAAAGCAAGACTGGCAGACCTCAGGTTAAGCAGGGCGGCAAGGGTACACAAGGCGGTAGCGGTAAGTTAGCCTATAGACCAGGCTGGCATCTTGGTGTAGTTCCTTACGCTATCCAGTTCAACCGCAAGGATGCTGAGGGAAACAAGACTCTCTTCCCTAAGAACTTCGTCTTCGCTGAGGTGGAGTATGCTGCTGATGTAGATTATCAGGAGGAAGCTCGCCAAGAGGGTATCAATCCATCGGGTAAGTATCAGCATTCATTGGCTGGCTTGAAACATCTTCCTACCGATGGATATTATATGTATCGTACCAACCCGAACCCTGAGACTGACCCTTGGGTGATTACTGGTGCGATGAAGGTGAACCGTATCTTGACCAGAGTAGAGCAAGCTGACTTGGTAAGCAAGGCTGGTCGTGAACCTCAGCAGATTCAGGAGGGCGATATTGTTACTGATGATGTTGTGAACAGCATCAATCAGGAGATAGCTGATGCTCCTAAGTTCTCGCTGAAGGTGTATCATGGTAGCGGTGCTGACTTCACAGAGTTTGACTTCGACCACATGGGCGAGGGTGCAGGCTCAGAAACTTTCGGTCATGGTATTTACGTGACTAAATCGGCTAAAATCGGTGCATCCTATGCTCTGAAAGCTAAGGTAAAGAAGATAAAGACTCCAAAGGCTTTCAAGGCTATCAAGAATGGTGATAATTGGTTCGGTAGATTCATTGATAATGCTGTGAGAAGTTCTTTCGCTAAGTCAAAGAAGGAAACTTTTAACAGAATGGATGAACTTATCAAGGAGGATGAGAATATCGTCAATGACGAGACTAAGCCAGAGTGGAAAAAAAATGCAGCACAGAAGGAGTTGGCTGATTTCGATAAGTTGAAGTCTTTGTTTGAGGGCTTGACAGAGGAAGATATTCCTTATTTGAAACGTGCCAAGGCTAACAGATACGAGGTAGAGATACCTGATGATACTGGCAACAATTACCTTGATTGGAACAAACCAATGAACAAGGAGCAAAAGAAGATTGTTCGTGAAGGTTTGGAGAAACTAGGTGTTGATGTTGATAGGTTGGTACGCAATGGTTACTCACTTGACAAAAACTTTGGCGATGTTTACAATGGTCTGTTGTATTATGCGTTGAATGGAACAAAGTTTGAGGAACGTGACAGTTTTGTGGCATCTAGCAACTTCCTATCTTCACTCGGCTTTACAGGTATCAAGTATTATGCTGGTACGATATGGGGTGGAGCGAAAAAAGGTGACTTGAACTATGTGATATTTAATGAGGATGATGCAAAGATAGTTGGTAACACTAAGTTTTCGTTGAAGAAGGTAAACGATGCTTTCAATCAGAGATTAGATGAGTTAGTGAAGAATCCTAACCAAAAGGATAAGATTCTTCACTTGGGTCGCTCTAGTTCCTTCTTGAAGGCTGGTGGAATTACTGATGCGGAAATAGAACTGGACTTTGATAAGTTTATTCGTAAGTCGGGTGATAAGTACAAAAACAATCATCCTTTTGCTGCTAGCGACTTGATAAACTTGCCAATGGCTTTGGCTGAACCGATTGCTGTATTTAATAGTACTACTGCTAATGACCATGTTGTGCTAACCGAGTTACAGAAAGATGGAAAGAACTTCATCGTGGCAGTAAGAGCGGTTGAACAGCATAGAAAAGGTGGTGTTGTACTAGAAGTAAACAAAATAACATCTTTATATCCAAAGGAAGAAAGAGGTATTGTTTATTGGATAAACAACGGAAGAATCAGTAACGTTGACAAAGAAAAAGCCCTTCACTTTATCGAGGCCCTCCAGCCCCATGCTGGAACCACAATAACAGATGAAGAGCTTAAATCTGCTGCAAATATAATCAATTCTTTTGAAACTACCAAGGGAAATGGCGAAAAAGTTGATGTTGAGGCTCCAAAAACTTTCGATGAGTTCCTGAATCATCCTTCTTTGAAGTTCTCAATCAAGAATGAGCAGCAGAGAAAAGCGGCTGAGGATGCTTATGAATATGCTTTCAAACTCCGTCCTAACAAGTCTTCTCAGTATGCTATAGTGGATATGAGCAATCCTTCAAACTCTCCTCAGTATTACGAGAAGAAAGTGTTGGCTGATAGATGGAGACGATTCTATAATAAGGCAGTCCATAACGAGTTGGATGATGTGTATAAGGATGCTTGGGGTAACTACAAACTCTTTGACCTTGCTGACCAAGTGAATGAGGTGAAGGGTGATGTTCCTAGCGAGTTCAATGCTCCTGATGTGGTGGCAAACAAAAATGCCGACAACGAAAGCGGTGCAGAGTATCATGAATACAAGCAAGACGAACCATCGTCTATTACTTATAAGGATAGATATAAGGCTTTCAAGCAACGTGAGGCTAACAGAGAGAAGACTGCCGGATTGAGAAAGGAACGGAAGGAAGTAGAGGATGTCTACAAATCAAAGAGCGAAGAGCGTGTTGAATACAACAAGCAACTGATGAAGGAGTATATGGACGAGCATGGTTTGTCTTCTGAAAACGATATTCCTTATGATGTTTGGGATAATTTGAGAAGTAAATCTTTCGAGAAGTATCAGGATGAGTTGGATAGTCTGTTTAATAAGTATAAAGACTTAGATAAACAGATTAAGGCAGTAGCGGGACCTCGTTTCTCTTTGAAGGATGAGAAGATTAAGAGTGTTGCAGAAAAATTTGGGGTAAATGAGGATGATGTTGCTATGTATGCGAATGCTGTAGAGAAAGGTTCTACTGCTGAGGCAGCACGTGCCAGAGCAAACATCAAACGATATTTGTTGCAGGCAAATGAAGACAAGATTTCCTCATTTGAGGAACTTATGAAGTACACCGTGCCAGTAAATGAATCCTTGAAAGAGAACTTTGGTGACCTTGATGCAATGATTGAGGAACAAAGAAAGCAGGTGGAAGCTGAGCGCAATGCTATGGAAGCTGCAAGAAAAAGAGCGCAGGAAGAGGAAGAGAAGAGACAGAAACATCTGGATGAACTCTCTCTGATTCCAACTGATGAACTTGATAAGCGTTATATGGATGCCATTGCTAATAATGATGAATCAACGGCAAGGGAAATGCTTGATGAATCAGCTAGACGCAAGGGTTATGGTGACGTTGATAGCGATTACCAAGGTCAGGGAGCGTGGGCTGCTCCATCAAATCCTCAATATGAGTCAGATGAGGCAAGAAGAGCCGACATAGAAAACTCTCCTGATGTAAACTTGGAAGATATTGCATTAGGCTATAGTTTGCAGCCTGATGATTATTTCGACAATCCAAGAGCGTATATGAACAATACTGCTTATGGATTGGAGTCTGCTCATGTTATAAAGAATGCACTTGATGCCATTAAGAATGGCGAGAAAGATGTTAAGGTTAAGGTTTATCGTGCCGTTCCTACTTCTGTAAAGGAAGGAAAGTTGCGTAATGGTGACTGGGTTACTCCTTCAAAGAAGTATGCTGAAATGCACGGTGACAATAGGTTGGAAGGAAAATATCGTATCATTGAAGACGAGGTTCCTGCAAATCAATTATGGTGGGATGGCAATGATGCTAATGAGTTCGGCTTTGATGATGGCAAGGAATACCGATATAAGAATGCCAAGAATAATCGTAAGTTGAATGACCTCATAACTTATGATAATAAAGGCAACGTGATACCTCCTTCCAAGCGTTTCAATTCTCGCAAGAATGACATCCGTTTCTCTCTCGCTGGTGAGCGTGGTGCGGCTGATATGGCTGAGGACTTGAAGAGCCTGAATACTCCTGATGAGGTGGATGATGCTATCAAGACTGCCATTGATGATATGCCGAGCGGCTGGAAGATGGCTAACAAGAAGATGATTCATATTGTTCAGGCTCTGGGCGAGAACCGCAAGGCAGAGATTGCTGGCGAGGAACCTAAGTTCTCCCTGAAGGATGGCACTCTCATTAAGGCTGGAACCTACTTTAGCGGTGGCGGTCTTGTTGAGGAAGGCTTGAAGGGTATCATTGACCCAGTGGTGGCAGTGGAGTATGACGAGAAGATAAGCGGTGTTTATCGCAACAACTTCGGACAGCACATCGTTACTGCTGATGTTCGTGATGTTGACCCAAGAGAGTTGGTGAAGCAGATAGATGGCGAGGTGGAGTACTTCCATGCCAGCCCAGTCTGCAAGAACTACTCTCAGGCAAAGAGTAACCATGCTGAGGTGGAACTTGACAAGGAGACTGCTGCTAGCACTGCCGAGTTCATCAATGCTATCAAGCCAAAGGTGGTGACCATTGAGAACGTGAAGGGATATAAGGATTCCGAAGCGATGAAGACTATCACCGATGCTCTGGATGCCAACGGCTATACTTGGGATGCAGATGTGTATAATGCTGCTGACTATGGCGGCTACACAAACCGAGAGAGATTGATTGTCCGTGCGGTTCGTGATGGTAAACTTCCTGCCAAGCCTGAGAAGATGGCACGCAAGAGCGGATGGTATGAAGCTGTGGCTGATATTATCCCGACCCTGACCGAGAAGAAGAATGGTGTGGCTCCTTGGATGGATATTCGCTTGAAGGCTGATGGCATTGACTGGCGAAACATTGACAAGCCATTGTATGTGATGGGTAGTGCCTATGCTGATGGAAAGGTTCCTCATGCCTTTGCTGATGAACTCCTGCCAACACTCCGAACCAAGAGTGGTGATGTGATTGTGATGCCTGATGGTAAGGTATATCGTGCCTTGGGCAGAGTGCTCGCAAGAGTATCAGGAGTGAGCGATGATTACAAGATGCCATTCTCTGAGAACCTGAGCCATACAATCATCGGTAATGGTATTCCTACCCAGTTGACCGAGCATGTTATTGCTCCTCTTTTGCAGAACACCTTGCGCCCAACTACTCCTGATGATGGTAATACCCGATTCTCTTTGCGCTATGACCAGTTTGAACACGACCTGAACCAGTGGAAGAAGGATAATAATCTGCCTAAGGATGCCCAGCGACCAACCATCCCACAACGAAACGCTGGTGAGAGTGCCGTTGACTTTCTGAGGAGAGTAGACGAGTACCGAAAGCAGATGGCTCTGTGGAAGACTGCTCCAACCTACGAACAGCATCTTCTGAGTGATGATACTGCCCTTGGAGAGTTCAACCGAGAGTTGCAGTGTGGTTCTGTGCTCAAACGTATCGCCTTCCAAGATAGTATGCTGGCTATCCGTAAGGCTCAGGAAGCTATCATGAAGGAAGTGGGTGTTGACCGTCTGAATATGGCTGAGGATGCCTATACTGCCGAGAACAGAAGTCATGGCAAGGGAAAGAACGAGTTTGAGGAGTACAACAATGAGTTCTTGCAGCCATTGAGAAAGGCTTATCATCAGATGAAGAAGATACTGGGTGATAGCTATGATAATGTACGTATCTACATGATGGCTAAGCATGGCTTGGAGCGTGATGCACAGATGGCTTTCAAGAAGTCTCTGGAAGCTGACTATGAGGACGTGGCTCAGAGAAGTGCGGCATACAACGCTTACAAGGGCGATATGAACCGTATCATTAATGATAGCGACCTGGAGTTTGGCAGAGTAGACTTCACTACTTGGAGACAGAGAGACAATGCACTAAGGGTGAAATATTCTCCATCTTATATGGACTATCGCTACGACAAGAATGGTATTGCCTACGATTACTCAGGTTTGTCTGCTCTCTTTGACGGCTCAGACTTTGAGGAAGATGCCTACAAACTGGTAAAGGATATTGAGGATAAGTATGTAGCCGAGACTCACAACCTCTGGGATGCAACGAATGCGGCTACCAAGAAGATTCTCCGTGATGGCTATAAGGCTGGCATGATGAGCAAAGATACTTATCAGTATGTGCGAGATATGTATAGCCATTATATTCCTCTCCGTGGCTGGGATGGCACTACTGCCGACCAAGTATGGAACTATGTTGGTGGTGGCAAGGGTGCTTTCAACCAGACCTTGAAGACGGCACACGGACGAGCCTCTATCGCTGATGACCCTATCGCCTACATCGAGAATATGGCAGAAAGTGGAATCCTGCTGAACAACAAGAACTGGGTGAAGCAACACCTGATGCTCTTGGCTCAGAATCATCCAACTTCCCTGCTGACCCTGAGCAAGGCTTGGTACGTGAAGAGTACGGATGCCAACGGCAACGAGGAGTGGATTCCTGCTACACCTCAGATTACTTCTCTGATGAATAGCAATCAGGTGAAGGCTGCCATTGATGCTTTCGAGGAGAAGATGGAGCAGATGGCTCAGACTGGCGATGCTACCCAGCAGAGAGATGGATTGAACATAGCCTATCCTCAGACTCATAGCGAGGAGAGAGAACATGAGGTGCGAGTGATGAAGGATGGCGAGGAATATGTTATCTACGTGAATGGTGACCCTCAGTTGGCTCAGGCTATGAACAATACTAGAGCACACCGAGTAAGAGAGATTCAGAGCGGCAAACTTGATAGGGCTGCTGCTTGGTTAGGCAGAAAGATGGCTGTTGCCTATACTAGTCTTTCACCTCTCTTCGTCCCTTCCAACTACTTCCGAGACCTGACCATGACGCTGGCATCTACCGCTATTCGTGAGGATGCAAAATATAACTATCTGCTCAGAAAGAATCTGGCTACCTCTTGGAATCTCGGTTTCATTCTGAGAGACTATCAGAACGGCAAGTTGAGGGAGAAGGTAAGCAACGGAAACGCTACCAAGAAGGAACAGATGTTCTATGACTTCATGATGAATGGTGGAGAGACTGGCTTTGTATCTTCGCTTGATGTGGAAGACTTGAAGAAGAAATTCAAGAATGATTTGAAGGATTTGGATAGATGGAAGGCGAACCCAGTAAAGGTTGGTCACACAATCATGGATAGTATCGAGTTCCTGAATAGAGCAATTGAGGATAGTAACCGATTTGCGGTTTACATGACCTCTATTCAGTATGGACGTTCCGTTGATGAGGCTGTGAATGATGCCAAGGACGTGACCTTGAACTTCAACCGCAAGGGTACTGGAGAATATAGCTGGCAGACTATTAGAAATCTCTATCTCTTCATCAACCCAGCAGTACAGAGTTTGCAGACCTTGGGTGCGCTTGCCAAGCATCATCCTTTCAAGTCCACGGCTGTTACTGCATCGTGGTTGGCGAGTGGTGTACTCGTACCTATTGTTAATGTCGCTCTAATGCAGTTGGGTGCTGCCTTTTTGGGTGGCGATGGTGATGATGATAAGGATTGGTACAAAGATATATCTAAGAAGTACTGGCAGTTCTCCAAGTGGGATAGACGAAACAACTTTATTATGTGGGTTCCTACTACCCATGAGTTCGTGAAGATTCCTCTTGCTCAGGAGTTCCGTGCTTTCTACGGTTTGGGTGATATGATTGCATCCAAGATGATGGGTGGAGAATTGGCTGAGGAGAGTTGGGAAGACTATGGTTGGGATTTGGTTGGTCAGGTTGTTGATATGCTTCCGCTTGACCCTACTGGCTATGATGGCAATATTGCTGTCAGTCTGATGCCGAATGCTATTCGCCCAGTCTTTGAGTTGGCTTTCAATGTAGACTTTACTGGCAAGCCATTATTCAAGGAGACAGAGTATAACAAGTATGACCCTAACTTTACCAAGGCATACGTGGGCACTCCTGATTGGCTGGTACGTGCATCCGAGATGGTTAACTCAATCGGAAACGACTATCCAGATGTGCAGCAGAACAGCATTGATGCTTTCGGTGACCCAAGATACAATCTGAATAACCCTGCTGTGGCTGACCATGTATTGTCTTCTTATCTCGGTGGTGCTTACACCATGGGAAGTCAGGTGCTCGGTTTGCTTACCAAGTCGCTCAATGACCCGAAGGAAATCAAGGTGGCTGATATTCCATTATTCAGCAAGTTCGTCAGCAATCCTGATGATAGACCAGTTACTAAGAAACAAGGTGATGAGTTCTGGGATATGAAGGAGAACCACGACCGTGCAGCCAATACCCTGAGCAAGTTGAAGAAACAAGCTAAGGTAGATGGCGATTACTCTATGCTGGAGCGGTTCTACGGCTCTGAGGAGTACAAGCAGTACAAGCAGGATGATGTGAAGGTGAAGAAGTATGAGGAAGACAAGAAGAAGGAACGTGCTGAGGAGAGTGGGGAGGAGTATAGACCTCACAAGTTGAATGCCGAGGATATATACAAGGCTCATGCTACTCCGAATGATGATTTCGAGGACTTGAAGCTGAAACAACTCTACACTAAGTTGAACGGATTCAAGTCTGCCTACGACCTCTTGGTTGATACGGCTCCTAGTCAGAGCGATGGCTACTACAACACCAACAAGGCTGCCATTGATGCCATTGACGAGATTTCCATCGATAAGCAGGAGATTTCCGAGTTGAAGAAAGGTTTCTTGGATGATGGCAAGGATGCCTACAACGCTGAGGACATGAAACAGATTCGTGACCTGAGAAAGAGGATTCTTGCCGTGCTGGAGAAGGCTAACAAGGCAGTTGTTGCTAACCAGAAGGCAAAGGCTAAGAAGTAATATATATATGACTATCCCCTGAAAGTGCTATGCTTTCGGGGGATAATTGCTTTCAATCTGAAACTTTTTACCCCTATTTCTTGTGCGAATCTATCAATCTGTAAATATTTATAAAGTTTAACTTTTAAAGTTGTGTATAAATGTAGCTATTTCCTAATTTATTATTATATTTGCCACCTCTAAGATTTTTTATTAAATAAGTAAAAGAACCTCAATCATATAAACTTTTAGAAAACAATGTCTTATGAGAAAAGAAGAAGACGAAGACCAACAGGTCAGGAATTTGTTTAGAGAGATAACTAAGTTACTCCCTGAACGCAGCAAGATTAAGACGGACTTGCTTTATTTCAAGTATGCGCCTATATTGGTCATGCTTTTCAGATGGTATAGTGTATCTCAGTTCTACGACAACAAGATGGAGATAACGCTGTGGTATGAAGAGAACGAGGAACCTATCTGGTTCTTCTACTTCATCACTTACATTCTTTACCCGATTTCTCTTTGGAAAGGTCAGGTACTGCACAGATTGTGCGTGGAGTGGAGAATACCGCTCTTATATTCAGCAGGAGTCAACGTAATACACATCATGTTCGGCTCTATCGTTATCACAAACAATATGTACTATTGTGATATGTTCCTGATTACACTCATTTTAATTTTATATGCTTATGTCGCAATTAGTAAATTACAGCATCATCAATACAATAGGTCATGAGCTTCTTCATGTGGTAGCGCATATCTGTGAGCAAGATGGAATAGATATGATGAGCGAAGAACCATGCTATATAATGGGGAGTTTATGCGAGAAGTTCTTCAAGGTGTATGATTAATGTTACTTCTACTTGGTGCATAAGTAAAGGGTGAATCATTCGACTCACCCTTCTCCTTTATCTTTATGGTTTACTCCCCATACTTTGGCTCTTCATACACCAAGTTATGCTCATCTACATAAGCCTTGGCTTCTGAGTATGTGTCAAACTCTACTGCGGTGGCATTCACTGCTGGGAATACCTCAGCATTGTCACCTTCCTCCGTGAGAGGTAGCACCATCTTGGTTCCCTCATGTACTACCTTATACTTCTTTGTTAACTTATTCATATCTTGTTTCCTTTCTTTACTTTAATGTTAAACTTATGATACCCTATGCAGGAATAACTAATACCGTGTAGCCTTTCTGCTGCAATGTTGTAACTGCGGCATCTGATGCTGATGTTCTAGTTCCACGAGCCGTAATAGCTTTTTTAGCAGAAATATCACTACTAGTAAATCCAACAACACATTTTGCTTGATTTATCAACATAGCATCTACATCTTCTCCAAAGTTTGGGATGCCTTCAATGGCTAATATCTTGTATGAGCTATTTCTCTCTGTCTTCCAGGAAAACTTAGAATTATTATCAACCATTGTTATTAAATTCTCATTTCCAATTTTTGAAATATCCCCATATACAGAATTTCCTCTAAAGACTCCAGCAGCAGATAAGAGAGAAGGATAGTTAGAAGGTATAAATTCTCCATATACTTTTGTGTAGTCTAGTGTTAACCACTTTATAGTTCTAGGAATATTTGCAACATCACCAGTTACGGCACTTCCTCTAAAGGCATTAAATTCGACAAGGGGAAGGTTCTTTATAAGTTTTGTATCAAGTACACTACTACCGGAATATTTAAGAATACTAAGATTAGTTATACTTGCTATATCTATACTATTCCGTAGTGTCGCTGTACCAAGATTTAAAATATCAAGAATAGGACAGTATTTTAACTCAGAAATGTCTATCGTAACCCCAGTGTTCTCTGGAATAAATAGCTGTTTTAAAACATACTTATTCCCAAAGCAAATTAAGGAACTTACATTTTTAACATATATATTATGCAAACTTCCATCTGTGATAGATATGTTTTTACCTGTGTTATTACTTAATGTGCTATCTGTAAAGTTTCCATTTACATTTCTAACTTCACTATTTCCATCGAATGCAACTTGAATCTTCTGAGAAGATTCAGAAGGTGATTCAATTTCATTTAACGAAATAGAAAACTCACCAATTTTCAAAAGATTGTCATTATTAACACTCTCATTAAGCTTTGTTATTAAACATTTTCCCATAATTGTATATTATTTTAATTAATAAATATTTGCCCTATACAAAAGTTTCTGCTGCTTTAATTTCCATGTAATTTTAGCATTCGTGTACAGATGGTTGTCTTCTGACACTGTTGTTGCTTCCGTTGTGAAGTCTGCAAATATGATTGTTCCCATAATAGCATAATCTATGCAGAACATACCTTCATCCATCATCCATGCACTACTCATAACATTTGAATAATAAGATGGAACGACATACACCTTGTACTCTACAATCTTCCTTTTACTCCAATCAATGCTTAGTTGCACGATTCTTGAGCAAGTAGCTGCATTATCTGTTGCGCCAGTAGGATTTGAAGTAGGATTGTTTCGAGGGTTCTCTTTCATTAAGAAGTTGTTATCGAACAGTGTATATGTAGGATAACTCACACCACTAATCTCTTTCATTCCCCAATACTTCACATCATGACACAAGAACCACTGAGCCAATGAGTCTGTCTTGATTCTCCTTGCAACAGCACCATAATTACTAGACGATGGCAAGCCACCAACTTGTTCCAGTACTGGACCAAATGTAACCTTGTCTTCACTGCTAACAGTTCTTTTGAGAATTATCCAAGAGCAACAGTTTCTTGGATTTACAATTATTCTGTCTTCAGTCCTATCAAAACCAATAGTATTTGTATGGGTTTCTGCTATAGGTGCAGTAGAATGCACATCTGCATCAAACAGAATATCTCTTAAAACATCTTGGTCATTGAGGGTGTATGAACCAATCTTCTTTCCATTCTTCCACTCTACCAAAGTATCAGAATAAGTCATGTGTCCATCCATTGTTAGTACGTTGCTATGATAATACACGATGTAATGGAAATCATCTATGTAGATGAAGTCATGAGTATCATAATTTGGACTTGCTAATTGGTCGATTAGGATGAAGTTCTCATCAAATACGCAAAGGCCTTTGAATGGGTCAACCTTTAGCAATGCAACAATTCTTGACTTACCACTGCTGTTTACCTGATGCTCGACATTGTAGAAATAAGCAGAGCTGTCAGCGATGGAAAGAAACTTTGTCAATCCAGTTTCCTTGACCTCATACAGATATTTCTCATTATGCAGCAATACCCGATTGGCATTTCCGCAAAAAACAGCAGCACCTCCAGAAGGGTTGGATATAGTGAACTTTAAATCTGATGGTACATCGAAAGGTGCCACAAGGTCTTTGTCTATCTCCTTTACAGACAATACCCCTTTATCACTTACAGAAAGCTCAAAGAAAGTACCATTTGGAGATTTTAGATATTTGGTTTCCTTCGTGAAATTGGCAACATTCAATTTAAGTTTTGGAATAGAAACAGAATCACTAGATTCACTTACAGCATACTTACCTCGGTTTATGGTAACATTATTTTCGTAAGTAGCCACGGCAAAACGTATGTATGCAGCCCAATCCCAATATTCTGGAACTTGAACACTTGCCTTAGGCAGACTTCCGTTTGGCATCAATCTTTTTGCGTTATTGTCATTTTTGTCTGAAACAACAACCATACCTGTAGCTGTGCCAGTCCTAGTGAACCATTCTCCTGGCTTACAAGGTATTTTGTTACTCATTTCTGCACCTGCATTTGGAGGAGTGAAAGATTGCTTTCCATCAGCCGTTGTGTATGTCTTTTGTGATGTAAGATACAAATTAGGCTTTGAGTTGTCGTAAACCCCATCGATGTTTTTAAGTTCAATGCCATTAACATCGTCTTGTGTTGCATAATTGGAAAAATCAATAGATTCGCCTTTCATACTAAAATGTTCTACATCTAGATGTTCTACATCTAGAGCAGTTTCATGTTTTACGCCATTCTTGTCTCTGTAGCTAAGAATATGTTCTTCTTCGTCCAATGTCATCTCTAGCCTATTCTCTATGTCTGTTTTTTCTTCTATTTGTGTCAGGATAGTCTCGGACTTTACCTTATGAATATAGTGACTACCATCGGGATTTGTTGCAGAAAGAACCTTTCCTTCTGCATCTTGCTCAACTGCAAGATACTCATCATTCTCTATTGTAGAAAGATGAGCTGTACGTTTTTTGATGTCTGCTATATCAATAATAGCATTGGCAATAAAGGTACTAATATCAATACCACCAACAACCATGTGACCATCATCAGCACGGAAACCACATAATACTTTGTTTTCTGCATCAATGATAGCATAGAGCCATTCCTCGTTGGCTATTACAGAGTACATTTCATGATTAGGAAAGTATGGCTGTGCATCATACTTGATTGCTGCAAGGATTCTGTTTTCTGCATCTACTACTGCAATGATATACTCATCATTAGAAATATAGAAGAAGCTGGCAGCTACATCAATGTTTATCAACCCCTTACCATCTTCCTTTGGCTGTAAAGTTTTAAGAGTTTCGTCAATGTTTGAAAGAACAATCTTGATAGCCTTAATATCATCAAGCCACTGAGCCTTGGCTGCCCAGCTAGTACCATCTTGCTGAATACCAAGAAGAGGATGATTTGCAGTGTCAAGAATAACCCAAAGGAACTCCTCGCTATGAGATATGTGATACATATCATTGAGAGGATAATATGGCTTACCAGTTGCTCTGTAGATACCAAAAATAAGTCTATCCTCGGAATCTACTACTGCCATGATAAACTCCTCGTTCTCAATTACTCTAAAGCGCTCTTTTACTTCATTTTCAATTAGAGACTTGCCTTCTTCTTTATCTACCTTTGTGTCTTGAAGATTCTTGATGTCTTCTCCTAACTTGGTGCTGATATTATTGAGATTTGCAAGGATGCTTGTCAGAGTCTGAGTATTATCAATACTAGCAAAGAAGTTCTTCAACTCTTTCAATGTGTCAATAGCACTTGTAGTATCATCATCACCCAAGATAGTGGTAATCTTATCAGCCAAGAGACTTACTTGTGACTGCAATCTGTCCTCTACTGCACTTGTTTTACCAAATACTGGAGTACCATCCCACCGAAAACCGAAAAGCAGTTTATCTTCTGCATCCACCTTGGCAAAGATGAACTCTTCGTTCTGAATATAATGAAAAGGAGTTTCTACTACTATTCCTTCCTCATCCTTGATAGCTGTTTTGTCAACAACCTCATCTACTGCACTCTGTATGTTAATTGCAGTAAGTTTTGACTTCTCATTATTATAAGTAACAGCAGTAGCCTGACTTGCACCACCAGTAGCAGCAATATCCTTGATGGTTTCTTCCATCTGAGTGCTGCGAGTCTGCAACAATGAAATATCTTCATCGTTGGCGGTGATTTGCTGCTGCTTATCATCTAGCTGACTCTGATAGTCTTTCAGTGTATCATCAACGTTCTGAATGGTTTCTACCAAATTCTCAGGAAGACCAGTAGCTGCATTAATAGTCTGACGAAGCTCTGGGTCTAATTTCTCTATACCGATGGTGTTGTCTTTCAACTTGTCCTTGGTGATGGAGTTCTCTGCCAACTTCTCATTGGTGATACTTCCGTCCTCCAGTTTCTCGTTGCTGACAGAACCATCTTGGAGATTGGTGTTGCCAACAGAATCAGCAGCCATCTTTTCGTTGGTGATAGCACCATCCTTGATTTGCTGAGTTGTTAACTCATCAGTGATATTGACCTTCTTGTCGAGCGATTCCTTGACGGATTCTCCCGATTCCTCGTCCTTGACGTGCTTTGAATATGTCAGAGTCTGGTCTTTGCGCCCACTGATGAGGATGCTGTTGTATTTTTTCTTTTCTGCCATATTATTCTTTTAGTTTAATTTGATATTCGTTATCATCCCCTGCTACAAGTTCGTCTGACCAATAATAGTAGAGGTCACCTAGCTTTGTGGTGTTCATTGAAGTCTCAAAACCGCATTGGTTGAAGATGAGCGGCTGGCGGCTTGCAAACCAGATGTATGGTTTCTCTTCCGTGGTTTCGATTGTGAGAGTCTGACCGACAAGAGTACCAGCCAACAGAGTGAGGTCTTCCATATTCAACTCGCTCATATTCTTGGCTGACGAAGCTCCATAATAGCTTGCCTTGACGGTTCCACTTGCCGTGATGGTAACATAGCCTGATACGGCTGGGATGAAGACCTTATGGGTGTTGCTGTTGTAATACTCAGCAGTAACATCCTTTCCGTCCATGATAACCTTTACCTGACCGATGCTGAAACCTTCTATAGGCATGAACTGAGCTTCTAGTTTCTTTCCGTTGCTGATAGTTCCGTTAATCACGAAGTTCTCCTGACTCTCTACCATTTGGGTTTCACCATTGATGGTGTAGCTGAATTTAGCGTTATCAACGATGAAAGAAATAGGGCAAGTAGACTGATTCTCTGTCACGATGTAGTAGCGGAGGTTGAATAAGCCAGTATGCTCTCCTTCCGTGATGCCGATAGGAACATTACTCATAGAGTTGTGTTCTACGATTCTCAGAAGGTTGCGCTCGATGCTGACCATTTCGCTGCCCTCATACTTCCATGATACCCTGACGTTATAGTTTCCGTAATCGAGGGTGGAAGGAATGTCGCATATCAGTACGTTGCCTTGGATTCCTGCTACTTGTACTGGAACAGAAATTGTATTGCAGAAACAGCCTGACAACTCAACATTGATGTCGGTAGCCAGATTCATATCGAAGTCAACGAGTCGCTGGAACTCTTTCGATACGTCCATCTTCCGCACCAAGATGTGGAGTTTGAAACTATTTCCTTGTACTATTTTATAAATCATATTTTGATACACATTATTAATAATAGGCAAAGATAGGCAGAATTTTCTCCACCTATCTTTTATCCGTTTATTTAGGGCAGAAAAATTTTAGATTAAGCCCTTCCATCTGAGAAATTTGCGCTTGCGGCTGCGCTTTCCCTTCTCACTCTTGCAGTTGGTATGATAGACACAATCCTTGAAGAGGTCTCTGACCTTCATGTCGTTGTCTACCAGTTTTGTCTTCTTGAATGCCTCGAAGAGTGGGCGGTTCATAATCATGAGGTTGCCCTTCTGCGTAGGAAGGACGTAGAAGATTTCACCATTGTTCTTCTTGGATGCGTAGTCTGCCTTAGCCGTAGCTTGGCGGTACATAATTTCGCACTTGATGCGCTTGAAAATCTTTGTTACTTTCATAATCGTAATTATTAATTTGAAATTATATGATGGTTGCTGCCGAAACAGAAACCTTTCTTCTCATTACTCTTGTCTGAATCTGTATCATCTTTGGCATTTCCATTTCGTTGAAACAGATGTGGAGTCCGATGGCTCTGGTCATGAGCAAATCATCGTGCTTTCCGTCTGCTGCCTCGTATACGGTTCCGTTCTTCTCGTAGGTGAGATATTCATCTAAGCATCTATCGTCTCGCTCTACATAGAGTTGTTCACGGATAGTCTGAACCAATACTGAGATAACCATTGGCTTGGTTGCCACGTTGGTATGGAATCCGTACTTCACTGGAACCTTATTCTTGATGTCTGATTCGCTCTGCTTGCGTGCATAGAGATTGTCGTATACGTCCTTGATTTGATTCAGGATGAACTCAGACTGGTCACCACCTTCTAAGATGTGCTCCTTGTCTTTCGTTTCCAAGGTGTTGGATTCAATCACCAATAGAGCATCGTTGTAGTATTTGGCTATCTGAGCCGCCTTCCATGCAAGCAAGTCCATATCAATGTGCCCATACCATTGGGCTACCACATACGGCTTGCCACCTTCCATCATCCAATAGCGGTCGAAAACACAGATAACAGACCAGTCGGCATTCTTGCTGCGTCCACCAATATCCACTACAACCAGATAGCGGTTTATCACCTTGCAATCATCAAAGGTCTCAGGTTTGCTCCATATCCACAACTGCCCCTGCTTGTCTTCACAGAATCGGACATTCTGCATACACTTTTTGCCCTTGTAGCCATCACCATAAACATCACCGATGAACTTAGGTGCTCGGCATCCCTTGCGGAACTTGTCAACCTTGTCTTCGGCAAACACCTTGGCTCCTGAATGCTTGAATGCTTCAATATCATCGGTTGGGTAGCCAGCAGCCATATCGGCATGGTCGGTGAACTTTTTGCGCTCGGCAATATACCAGTTGATAGCTTCGAGTGGGGCACCCAGTGTCCATAACTTCCAAAGATAGGTACATGGCTCCTCTCGGTCGGACATCGTGTTGGTATTATTGCGGTTCTCGTATAGCCATTTGGCAAACTCTACCTTCTGTTTCTTGCTCTCAAATTCGAGGTGATACATATCGTATATCTCGAACCAAGGAACAAAGAACGGCTCAAACTGAGATTCTCCCTTGACTGCTGCAAGCCACTCCTTGTGGAAGAAGTTGCCAGTACCATTGGCTGTGGATTCATAGGCAATCATCGTGTATGGTCGGTACAAGATACCATTGGTAGCATTCTGTACTACTTCCTCAGGAGATTTACCATCCGTCTTTTTCCACAAACCCACCTCGGAAAGGTGTACCAAGTTGTAGTCTTCACCATTGGCTGATAGTGGTCGTTCCATGGAACCAACCTTAATCTTGCAGAATCGCTGAGGAACCTTCTTTACATTACCTGATGTTCCTACTCCAACAAACTTCGGCTCGTTCTCAGAGAATGCTTCTCCCATTTCGTAGAGAAACTTGGTCGGGAAGTTTTTCAGAGCTTCCTCGAACATACCACGGATGGTCTCTGCTGTGTCCTTGACCTGAGCCACGATGAGCGAGTTGAGACCCTTCTGCCACATGAGTTGCAGCCAGAGGAAGTACATCTGAATAACCGTAGAACCTCCCCATTGTCGGGCTTTCAGCAGGATGAGACGGATAGGGCGATTCTTCTTCCTTCGCTCCTCCAGCCACCTGAGCAGTCTGCGCTGCGGTCTTCTGAGCACAAAACGGAAGGGGAGACCTCCACCTTTCGGTTTGATATAGATGAACGTGGCAAAGAAGAAGAAGGGGTCGTGTTTCATCCTGATTCGAGTGAACTGCTCCACCAGTTGCTCCATTTCTTCCTCTAGGTTGTACGGCTCGTCCATATCCTTGTGCAGTTCCTCGATTACTGCCTTGCAGCTACCCAATTCGATGAGCATCTTGACGAGCGGAATCTTCTTCATGGAAACTGGAAGCTGCTGTCTCTGAATCGGGAAGTCGGGAAGGAAGAGCAGGAATCGTTTATCTCCACAACCTTCACCCTTGATAGGACTGAATGGTGTGTTGATTTCCTTGATGCGTTTCTCATTCTCTTTCAGGATGCCCAATACGTGTTTGTCGAGTGCATCAGTCAGTTTTGTGGTTACTTGTCTTGGCATAGCGGTGCATTTAGATAACCCCACAACAGACCAAGTACATAGCAATAGATGTGGACTCCAACTGCCATGCAAGGGAAGAAGATTCCAACACAGATATATAGGAGAATGGTGAGATTGTATCTTACCTTATTCTCCACGTATGGGGCAATAAAGCCCATGTAAGCATAGATAAATCCGCTAAGACCGATAATTGGTACGGATGAGGTGAAGGGATAGCTGATGGCTATAAGATAGAATGCCACCAAGTGACCGATGCCACAAGGGATGGCTCGGTAGCATTGATGGAAAACATAAAGGTTGATGGCAGCATGAAAGATGTTCTGATGAAAGAAAGGGTAGCTTAGTCGGTTCTGAATAGAACAATCGTCAAAGAGACCCATGCCATCATATCCAAGAAAAGTGATACACATTATTATAATGTACCCAGCATAAAGCGCAATCTTCTCTTTCGTCTCTCGTAGCATCTTTGCTTCTCCTCCTTTCTCACCCTGCTAAGAATTACGTGTATGCTTTGAGGAGTCAAATAGAAACTGGGTGCTTTTTCAGCACATACACGTTTGATAATATCCATATTACTGAGATATGGCTCATTACTCTTATGAATCTGGAATCGTCTGAAAATCTCCTGATACATTTCCTTTCGGGTAGGAATCATGTTATCAAGAGGTTTTCCTTTCAGTAAGTCTAATATGACTATATAAGCACGGTCTTCTGAAACCCAAAATCTTCTGCTCGGAGATTGGGCTAGCTTTTCCTCAATCTCTGAGAGTCTGATATTGTCTCTTACATTAATAATTTCTTTGTAAGCCCTCAATAAATCAGCATCACGTTCCTCTATAAAATAGCATCGTGAATCCTTATATTTCATATCTGACACTGCAAATATACAAAAAAAGTATTGAATTAGTCGCATCCGATTAGACTAAATTAACGGATAAAGGATGAAAATCGGGAAAAAGCATTAATTTTGGGCATTGATTTATAAATATACACATATATATATGGACGAAAATACAAATATTGAGCAGAATGCTGGTGCTGCAAAACAGCAAGATACCAAGACCAAGAGAGACTTGGCTTTGGAGCGTTTGAAGACCCGCCACCCTGATACGGAGTATGCGGATGATGAAGCTATGTATGGAGCCATCAACGATGATTATGATGCTGACCAGAAGGCTTTGCAGGGTTATAAGGATAATGAAAAGGCGATGGGCGATTGGCTGGGTAGTGACCCTGAGGCGGCTACCTTCCTTCAAGCGATGAAGGCTGGCAAGAGTCCTTACGCTGAGTTGATTCGTACTCATGGCGAGGATGCCATTGATTACTATTCAGACCCTGACAATGCGGATGAGATTGCATCGGCTCAGTCGGAGTTCTTGCAGAATGCTGCCAACGGCAAGAAATTGCAGGAGGAGTATGACAAGAACATGCCTTCCAGTTATGAGGTGTTCGACAAGTTGGAAGAGAAGTATGGCGAGGAAGCTGTGAACGATGCCATCGACCAGTGCTTTCAGGCAATGCGCAATGTGGTGACTGGAAAGTTTACAGAGGAAATGATTACTGCTTTTATCAAGGCTAAGAACCATGATATCGATGTGGCTGATGCAGCCCATGAAGGTGAGGTTCGTGGCAAGAACAGCAAGCACATCAAGAACCTTGAACTGAGAAAGAAGGGCGATGGTACTGCTGACCTTGATTCTGCCAATGCAGAGACCAAGCAGACGGATAATCAGCCTGACTTTGGTGCAGTAGGAAGAGCAGCACGTAGGGGTAACATCTGGGAGCGTGGCAACGAGAAGAGAACACGCATTAGATAATTCGACAATGTGAAAAGATAATATATAATGTTTAATTAATTTAGGATAACAATGAAGAAAAGTACATTTAATCGGCTGCTTTCCGTCTTCCTGATGGTTATGGCAGTTATTTTTGGAGTGAATGGTCAGGTTATCATGGCTGAGGCGGCTCTGCCTGATGGCGGTACGACCGAGAGTGGTCATGCTGCTGAGGCTGGTGGGGCTACTGCTGCCGATGATGCTGGCAATGGCGGTGCGGCTCGTCAGGATGATGGTATCGCTACTGAGGGAAAAGGTCGTGAGCACTTTAACGAGAATGGTACTGAGTTCTATGAGAACGACATCAACGACAAGATTACCAAGATTCGTCCGATGGCTACTCCAGTTGACCAGATTTCACGCTATGCGACAACCAAGTCTGCTAGTTCGTTTGTAGTTGAGTATTGGAGTATCGGTACACGCCCTATCAAGACAACCGTCAAGGAGACGACCGAGAATAGTACTGGTACATCTATGGTATTGAAGGTAGAAGACCCTGAAATGTTTACTCTAGATGATACCATCCGAGTGGTAGATGTGAAGGCGATTACAAACTATAAGGGTGTTGCTTATTCAACAATTACAGATGCTCCTACTCCTGATTTGGAACTTTGTGTTTGCGGTAAAGATACAGAGGGTTATCCTATTGTGTATGCTGTAAATGGCGAGTTGGTCAACAAGCAGGCTATCGGCATTCCTGCTTTGAAGAAGGGTCAGGTGCTTATCCGTATGGCGAAGAGTTGCGGTGAGTTGGACGTACAGACGGGTCGTTTCAACAACCTTCCTGATTCTGAGACTCAGTACTGCCAGAACTTCATGATTCAGGTAGAGGAGAGTACCTTTAATAAGATTGCTGATAAGCGAGTAGACTGGGATTTCTCTGACATCGAGGAGGATAGTATCTATGATATGCGTCTTGCGATGGAAGGTACTTATCTCTTCGGTGATATGGCTTGTATCAAGCATACTACCAAGAACAACTCTGCCCAGTGGTTTACCAAGGGTATTTGGTGGATGGCTGGTAAGGATATTGAGGTAGGTCATGTTGCTACTGCTGACGATATTAAGAAGGGCTACGGCAAGAATGAACGAGTGATTACTGATTTGGAATTGGTTGACATTTCAAAGGACTTGTTTGTTGGTACAGGTATCGGCAACAAGCGCAAGGTGATTATCGCTGGTTCAGACTTCGTGAGCGCATTCAGTAAGATTGATTCTGACAAGTTCCGCTTGAAGGACACCGTTGAGGTTTGGAACTTGAAGTTCAAGAGTTGGGAGACCGATTTCGGTGAGGTGTTGATGGTTCACTCTGAGTTGTTTGACATCTTCGGTATGAGCGACTGCGGCTTTGCTCTTGACCCTGAGTTCTTGGTTAAGCGAGTACACTTGTCTTGGACTCGAAACGTGCTCGACTTGAAGAAGGCTGGCATCCGTAACACCGATGCAGTAGTTATTCAGGAAGTAGCTTGTCTGTACTTGAAGTACCCTAAGGCACACGCTCGTATGCGCCTTGCTGCGGTTCCTGCAACAGAGGGCACTTCTGAAACTGGCGAGACCAAGGCTGCTGCCTAAAAAGCAGGTAGAATTGCAAATTTATTCATCAAATAGTGAGGGGTGTGGGCACTAGCCCCATCCCTTTTTTAGTAACACATATATAATAAGGTATAATCATGTTTAATAAATATCAAGCTGGTACTGATTTGGCATTCAGCGTTATGGTAGGTGATGAGCGAATGCGTATCGTCTTTGAGGGTAAGACTATGGGCTGTAGTGTCTATATGACAAGAGACCCTAAGGTGCAGAAGGCTATCGAGTCTCATTATTGGTTCAAAGACAAGTTCTTCTTGGCAGAGAGTATTGACGAGAAGAAGGAAGCTGCGGAAGCCAAGAAGAAGGCTGCTGCCAAGGCAAAGAAGAAGGTGGCTGACGAGAAGAAGACCCACGTAGTGACAGACGTTGAGGATGCCAAGGACTATCTGGCTGAGACCTATGGTGTGAGCCGTTCCAAGATGAAGACCAAGGAAGACATCTTGGCGATTGCTAAAGAAAATGGTGTTGAACTAGAAGGTTTAGAGTAATGGTAGAATATGCTGTATCTGATTTAGTGAAAGATGTGAAGGTGCTCTTGGATAGAAACCAAGAGTCTGCTGGTTTGCTGGCTCCTAGCGATTCTGATACACTCTCGCAAGCAGAACTTATTGAGAGTAAAATCGTAGATGCAGCAAGAATCATTCTTTCTGAAGCTCCTGAGGATATGGTGGAAGGTACTGCGTGTACGAATGAAGTGACATGGACGGATAGCAACGGCTATTACGTGGGTAAGATGGTTTTGCCTACCGATATGCTGAGAATCCTTTCTGTGAAGGCAGAAGGATGGAACCGTCCTGCCGAAATCATTTCAGAGAGTGATGATGCCTACAAGTATCAGAACTGCAAATATGGTGTGAGGGGAAATCCTGAGCGACCGATTGGGGCTATCGTGCATACGGCTAACGGCAAGAGTATCGAACTATATACCAGCACAAAGAAGGATGCTACGTTGGCATTCATCTACGTTCAGATTCCATCTATCACTACCGAACAGAAAATCAGTTTGCCTTCCGTCCTGAAAGATTCTATTCTTTACATGGCTGGCTATCTCACTTGTGTCAGCCTTGGCGATACCGATACTGCAAGCGGATTCCTTGGAGTGGCTAGAAAGTTGGCACATATTGTTGAACCTACAACATCATAAATTATGGCAAAGAAGAAAGATGAAACCAAACTGCTATCGTTGAGTAGGGTACTTGACAAGGAAGAACTGGATAGCGTGAAGGCATCCAAGAACCGATTTGACAAGCCTTACGAGCGTGCCTTCTCTATCTTGCTGGAGGCTCAACGATACTATAACAACATGGATAACTTCCGAAAGCGAAGACTGAGAAACAAGCGATACTGCTATGGAGACCAGTGGGGCGATACCATTGAGTTCAAAAGCAAGTGTGGCTTTACTAAGCGTATCAGAGAGGAAGACTATATCCGTGAGCAGGGTAGCGAACCATTGAAGAACAACCTTATCAGAAGATTGGTGAAGAATGTACTGGGTGTATATCGCTCCCAGAGCAAGGAACCAACATGCAACGCTAGAGATAAGGATGAAAAGCGATATGGCGAGACCATGAGCGTGGTGCTGCAATGTAACCGACAACTGAACCGAGAGACGGAACTGGATGCACGAACCATGGAAGAGTTCCTGATAAGCGGTGCTGCTATCTATAAGAAAAAGTATGGATGGCGAAGAGGTAGGTTGGATTGTTGGACGGACTACGTGAACCCGAACAATTTCTTCATAGACAACAATATGAGGGATTTCCGTGGTTGGGACGTGAGTTGCTTGGGTGAGGTACATGACATTACCATCGGCAACGTATTGAGAGAGTTTGCCAAGTCTCCTGCTGAGGCTCGTAAGTTGAAGGAGATATACCGGTTGGCGGCTAACCGAGATTTCGTGATTGCTGACTGCACTCAGCGATTCGGTGAGTTCGACCCTAAGACCATCGACTTTATGAATCCTGCCAACCCTTCGCTCTGCCGAGTGATTGAGGTTTGGCGAAAGGAGAGTAAACCGAGATACCGATGCCACGACTACAACAATGGCGATGATTTCAAAATCGACATTGAGGATAAGGCTGATATTGTAGATGCAGAGAACAGAGACAGAATCAGGCGAGGTATGGCTGCTGGCATGCTGGAAGAGGATATTCCTCTGATTGATGCCGAGTGGTTTATGGATGATTACTGGCATTTCTACTATCTTTCTCCTTTCGGTGATATTCTGAGAGAAGGTGAGACTCCTTATGCTCATGGTGAGCATCCATACTGCTTTAAGTTCTATCCTTACATTGATGGCGAGATTCACAGCTTCGTTGAAGATGTGATTGACCAGCAGAGATACGTGAACCGACTAATCACGATGTATGACTTCATCATGAGGGCGAGTGCCAAGGGTGTGCTGCTCTGTCCTGATGATTGTCTGCCTGATGATATGAGTTGGGATGATTTCTGCGATGAGTGGAGTAGGTTCAATGGTGTGGTGAGATACAAGCCAAACAATAGCGGTCAGGTTCCTCAGCAAGTAGCGAACAACTCTACGAATATCGGTATCGGTGATTTGCTCAGCTATCAGTTGAAGTTCTTCGAGGATATATCGGGAGTGAATGGTGCGCTGCAAGGTAAACCAGGAGTATCAGGTACGAGCGGTTCGCTCTATGCCCAGCAGACACAGAATGCTACCATGTCGCTGCTTGATATATTGGAGACATTCAGCCAGTTCATCATTGATGGTGCTTACAAGACCGTGAAGAATATGCAGCAGTACTATGACGTGGCTCGTAACTTCAATATCGTGGGTAGGGCAGGACAGATTGCACACTACGACCCTAAGAAGATACGAGACGTTGAGTTTGACATCAACATCACGGAAAGTACGGCTACTCCTGTATACAGACAGATGGCAAATGAGTTCCTTATGACTTTGTGGCAGAATCAGGCTATCACGCTGGAGCAGTTGCTGCAAGTAGGAGATTTCCCATTTGGCGAGGAGTTGCTGCAATCGGTTGCATCCAACCAGCAAGCCATTCAGAATGGTGAGACTCCACAAGGATTCTCTCCTCAGCTTCAAGCACAAATTGCTCAGGCATCACAGAGCAATCCTAAGGCTCAGGCGATGTTGCAGCAGATGATGAGCGGTCAGGGAGTTAGTCCTGACGGACAGAACCCACCGCTTGCTGCTTAGTTTATAGTTAATAATTTATAGTTTATAGTTATGATTGCAGACAAACCAAGTGACAAGGAATGGTATGGCAATGGGAAACCTGATGCCAGCCAAGGTGGCAACCCGAATGGTGGTGTTGCTTCAGAGACCCAAGGTAGGGAGAATAAACCCGAACTTTACGAAAATGACGTTATCGGAAAGGTGGCGAAACGCAAGAAAAACGACATCTGGACGAGGGGTGGAGAGAAGAGAGTCAGATTTAAGGACGAATAAAGAAAGGAGGTGTTTTTATCGTAACTGTATTTGTCTGATATTCAGATAGCTACAGAAATATCTACGAGTTTATGGTGCTGCGTTTAAGATATTGGTATCTTTGCAGCATCATAAACTTTTAAATTATATAGGTATGAATTTCGTAGAGTTTGTAGAAAAGTATCAGCAGGAAATGGCTCCTGAACAGATGTTGGCTATAGCTAAGGCTATCGGCAAGTATCTCTCATGCAAGTTGAGCGATGTGGAGGAACATCATCTTTGTGCGATGGTGTATGGTGTGTTGAGCGAAGAGCATTTTGACAAGCACTTTGCCGATGATGCTATCAGCAAGATGTGGTATGAGGATGCTGACGGAACCAAGCACATGGCTCCCTTCTTCTCGGACGAGGAGATAAGAGAAGCCTTTGACAAGCATCAGGATGATATTTCTGACTATACCATCTATGACTTGGCGGTAACTATGAATCTGCTGAGGAGTGACCATCATCTTCTGCTGGAGCGATATAGCAATGATGCAGAGGAGTTGAAGGAAATGGTGGTTTTGATGGCTATCGAGTATCTGCAAGACCCTGACTGCTTGCATCCTACCAGCAAAATATGGCACACAATAAACGGATAAAGTAACTAATTGGGAATCATTTCTTATCTTTGCATATTATCTGTCTCTTATACACATCTCCGAGCCCACGAGACTACGCTGCATCTC